CCACATCGCGGTAATGGGGGAAACTCCCTTTGTTGTAAGGGTAAGGTTGCTTAAGAACCTGGAAAATTATCAACCAACCGGAGCTTTTTATCTTCATTCTCTGTCATCTGAAGTAATACTCTTTGAGGCGGTGAGTTGCAAGGATGATGGGCCAGGGATTCAGTCTTTGCTCAAAAAGGCAGCTAAAAAGTATTTGCTTGGATATAAAACTGATAACTACAAGGGTAAGGAGTTGAGCCTGGATAATCAGATATACCAACAGAAGCTCACAATTGAACAAAACAAAAGAAACTTTAAAAGATTGGTAGAACAAGCAGGTGGAAGTATAGAGCTTGCTAAATACAATATTGCGCTTGCTAAGGCAACATTGGAAAGTTTGGAGCAATTAAAAAAATTAAAAAATGGATAAGTATGAAAAGATTGATTTCGCAAAAAGTATACAACGATTTAATACCATTAACTGAAGAACAAAAAAAGAAACATCAACGTCATGAGATAGCAGATTTCTTAATAGAAAATCCAGAATTGTTCCAAACATACACTTTAGGTGGTCCGCTTGGCAATATTGATGTTGTAGAATTGTGTGTTTTAGAACCAAATGAATTAAAAGATTATTTTGAATTTATTTTATGGCGGAGAAGGGAGCAGGCTAAACCTGATGTTTCTTTTTCTTTTGAAATCAAAAGCGTGGGCGTAAATAATGAAAACAAATAGAGGTGGAGCAAGACCAGGAGCCGGAAGGAAGAAATCCGGTAGGAATGCGGCGTTGAGTTGTATGATAAAGCCTGAGAATAAGGAGTATCTGGAGCAACGAGCCAAAGAAACAGGCCTTACAGTTACTGAAGTGCTGGAGGCCATTATTGAAACATTTATTGATGATCATAAATAAAATAAGCCCGATTTTGGGCTTATTTTATTTGGAAGTTATACATAATAAAGTATCTTTGTTCTGTTTTCTCGTGGTGCGCAACGCGCAGCACACAATTAATCCTCTCCGAAACTAGGGCGGAGGGAATTTTTTATTTTATGTTTGGATTCATAGGAATTGTAATTTCAAAATTAGATTTACTGTATCTATCGGCAATTATTTTAATGCTACCCTTAGCCCTAAGATGATCTTTGATTTTTCTTCCAATTTTTTTCTGTTTATATCTATTTGTAGAGGCATATTCAGGATCTTCAGCAGGTACGTAAAGCCAAACGTCTTTTCTTTCAATTAGATTTTGTCCTACATAAAAACCCACAACCACATGCACGTGACTATTTGTGTCAAAGTTAAAAAACCCGTCACTTGTATAAATGCTTATGCCATCATGGTGACTTCGGCTCATAAAGTAGTCACCATTTTCAGCCATATAAACATCAATGTAATGCTCTTCTGTTTTTGTTAAAGGGTCGGCCTTGACGTGCTGAGAAGTCCATTGTGCAAATAATTGTGATGTAGTAAAATTAAATGCAAATAATGCCACAAGAAAGCAAATAAGTCTGTTCATAGTTTATTTTCAATTATAGTTATTAGTCTATCCATTTGTTCCTGGCTCTTAGAAATCTGTTCTTGACTTCTGGAGAGCTGTGAGGTGAGATTTTTTATTATTTCAAGATAATCCCCTTCTGCCTTATTAACTGTTACAGAATTTCCGTGAATATTATCACCATTTTCATTGTTCTGAATAACACCATTTAGCATCTCTCCATCCCCATTAATTAACCATTCTCTATTTAAATTGGGGTATAAATCGTGAATTCTGTTAACAAGTTTTTCTGTAATCTTTCTCTTTCCGTTTAAAATTTCAGAGAATTGTGATCTTGCAACTCCAATTTTAGATGCAAAATCCGCTTGACTTCGTACTGTTAGGTTAACAATTAAGAAGTTTACAAAAATTTTTAATCTTTCATTCATAAATACTTACATCAAATTGTAAATAAATAGTGAAAAAAGTTCACAAAATATTTGTGAATAATGTTCACATTGTTTACTTTTGCAAAAAGTTTAACAAACATTTAACATTTGAAGATGCGATTTAGCAAAAATTTAACACAAAAACAAAATCAAATGGTTTGTTGAATCGTTTAGAAACTAAATGCTTATACAATGGCAAACGAAGTAACATTACCGGTACCTGAGAACACTTTGGCCTATCTGGTTAAGGAGACTATCTCAACTCTGCAGGAGCAAGGTCTGCTCCTTACAAAAGCCCAGGCTGATGAGTATTACCGCCTCAAGAGGGAGAGCGAGGATGAGCTGCTGACAGGTCGCGAAGCTGCCAAACTTTTGGGAGTTACTCCAGCTATGCTAATCCACTACAGGGAGAAGAATTTTATCAGGAATTTCAAGAGGGTAGGCCAAAGGTGGAAATATTCTAAACAGGAGCTATTGGAATTCAAACGCAGAACCGCTTAACCGCTTAACATTAACTATATGAAAGGAACTATCACATTGATGGCCCTTGTTGCCGGATTTATTGGAATAATCGGGATTCTTGAGAGTATTGCAACTTTCAGCCTATTCCAGACATTCATCAGTGCCGGGCTTGTATGGGGCGCCATTGAATTCAACAGAAACGCTAAAGAATCATTGCAAGATGACAACAACTGGTAAAAAAAAGACCGACACCAACCTTAACGAGACTAACTGTTCAACATGTATCCATTTGATTAAGGGCCGCCTTTGCAGGAAGCTTTCAGTTAGAATTAATGAAAGGGATCTTGAAGGGGTTGTTAAATGCCGATACTATGCCGACAATTAAAAAAACAATTAGGAGGCCGTGGATGCCCGAACGTAAGCCTTTCGGTGGGAGGGCGGTGGACAACACAAAGTTCTATCAGTCCGCACCGTGGCGCAAGCTGCGTGAAAAGGTGCTCCGCGAAAGGCCGTTATGCGAGGAATGCAAGAAGAACGGGGTGATAAGAGAAGCAAAAGTGGTAGACCATATAGTCCCGATAGTCAAGGGCGGTGCGCCGCTGGATGAGAGAAATCTGCAGCCGTTATGCCACCAGTGCCACAACAAGAAATCTGCAACGGACAAATGAGCAATACAGATTTTATAGACACGCTTGGCTCTGATAGCCTTGCACTGTTCAGCGGAAATACTTACTCAGCAAACAATACTAGGGCAAAGGAGCTGCTGAAGGAATGCAGGGAAAGGGATAAGGATCTGGTGAGAGTGCCGCATCCCACCCTGCCAAAAACATGGCTTCTTGTAAGTAGGGAAAAAGCAAGAATTATTAACGCGAAACAATAATGGAAGGATGGATAAAGTTACATAGGTCCCTTCTTGAGTGGGAATGGTTCCAGGATACCATCACTCTGCATGTGTTTGTTTATTTGTTGCTGAGGGCAACACCCTCAGATTCAGCCTATAAGGGTGTTGAAATCCCGAGAGGCAGCTTAATTACATCTGTCAGAAAGATAGGTGAGGATTGTCACATACCTGACAAGAGGGTAAGGACTGCAATCCAACGGCTAACGAATAGTAAACAAATAGTAATTAAAGCGACAAACAAATTTAGCCTTATAACTATTTGTAATTACGATAGTTACCAAGAAAATGAAAAGACTGTTGGGCAAACAAAGGGCAAACAAAACGCAAACAAGGGGCGAGCTGATGGGCAAACAAAGGGCGAACCATCATATAAAGAATATAAGAATATAGATATATCTAACGATATATCATTATTAGAGAGGGAAGGAAATTCTGTTGCTGCGCAACCTCTCCCAGCAAAGGTGAGGGATATTCAAAAAATTGAGGAGGAGTTCAGGGCAAGCCTGAACCAGTATGTGAGGGTATATCCGGATGCAATGCTTGACAAGTTTGCCGATTATTGGACAGAGCCGGCCAGAGGAGGGAAGAAGCTCCGTTTTGAGATGGAGAAGACCTGGGACACCGGAAGGAGGCTCTCCAACTGGGCAAGTAGGGAACAGCAGTATAAGGCGAAAAACGCAGGGTATGCAAGGGGCGCGAGGGATACTCAGAATACGTTGGATTTTCTTACAGGGACAAATTAAACAATCAATACGATGGATAAACTGGAGATAAAGCCACTTTTGGGCGGAATTACCGCGAGAAACAGCTTTAACCTATTAAGAGTACTTGAAAAGGAAATAAAAGGATTATATGCCGCGTTTTCCAAACATCATACAATGACAGCTCAGGCTATAGCATCTGATGTCTCATATATGGCAAAAAGGATAAATGAAACTATCAAGATGGATGGGAGGTATTCATCCTTGAGGGAGGCGGAGATTGGATATCTGTTCACACAGGGGGTGCAGGGAGCTCTGGGGGACAAGTACAAGTCACTGTCGCTGATGATGATCTTCTCCTGGTTGGCGGAATATCTCAATTCTGGCGAAAGGCGGGCAGCGCTGCAGGAATGGGCGGTGCAGGAGTCAAGGGATATACCATCGGGAGAGGGGAGGCCAACAGGAAGCCAGCTGACAGAAGAGCAGATGTGGGCGTGGATAGAAAGGTCGTACGATGCTTACTGCAGGCAGATAATACTCAGGGATAAGAAGATAAAGAACGCTTTTACTTCCGATAAGGTCCCAGCTGCCGGGAAGGATTACGGTGGGTTGCAGACTAAGTTCCTGACAGAAAGGGGGTATATGCACCAGGGGGAGAAGTTCCATGAGTTCCTGGAGAGGACAATGGACAATGAAGGGATATGGATGAAGGTGGTGTGAGGATCCAGGCAAAAGAGAAGTTGTTTGACATATACCGGGCTCCATCCCCTAAAAAGAATAGTTCCATAGTGTATTTTAAATGTTTAAAGCGGGGCCCGGTATTTTTTTTAATTGACATAAATTGACAAAAAGGGAAGGGCGGGTAAGTCCGGAATAAAGCAATAGTAGCCATTTTAATTTTTTATATATTAGGTTTTTAATAATGCCTGTCGGCTGGCCGTGACGGTGTTCCGGCATTGGGGTTCAAGTCCCCATCTTCCCACAAAAAATGTAGAATGAAAAGGTTTTACTGTACAGTAGTGATGTTATTGCTGATATTTTTTACCGGCTTATGGATAACGGGCTGCTACAAGGTTTTGGCCGCGCTGGTGACGTTTGTCCTGGTGGTGGTGTTAAAAAGACTGTAACAACACTTTAACAATTGATATTATGGAAAGAGAAATTGGAATTGAAATTGCCAATCCGGCGCAAAAAAAAATGTTTCTGGAGGACAACTGTGATGCGGTAGAGGAAAAGGGATATCTCAAGCCGTACACTCCGGAGGAACTGCAGGGCCACAAGGAAAGGCTGGCGAACATCTCCATTGAGATAGCGGAGATAGAGGCGGAGATGAAGCAGGTGATGGCGGACTACAAGGGTAAGCTGAAGCCGTTGAAAGAAGAGAGGGTCATCATGGTCTCCAACATCAAATCAAAGGCGGAATATGTCAAGGAGAACTGTTACCGCTTCACTGACCAGGAAACAAGGGAAACCGGCTACTACAACTCTGACGGTATGCTTGTTGAGTCAAGAATGGCAACGGCAAACGAGCTGCATCCGACGATATTCGGTCAGCTAAGGACAGGAACTGATAATTAGTAACTAATCAAATAAAAGTATGGAAAATAATTTAAATGTGAATTTGATACCGGGTAACAATAATGTTGCTGAGGTAATTGTAAGAAATGGTGCAGCTCCGAAGATATATGACGTATTGCCACCTGTGCCGCAGCAAATAAGTGGTACTATAGGTGCAGTGTCGGAATATCTGGACAAAAGGGTTAATGCCGGACAGTTTGCCCAAACAGAATGTTATATACTGGTAGATAGGGAGAACATGTCAATAACTTTAATAATAAATGATAAGGATCCGTACACATTAGGCAAAGTAAAAGGTGAAATGAAGCTGTGTCCAAAGTTTGTTGAGTTTGGAATCAACGATGCCAAAGCGTGGGCGCCTGCAGAGCTGGGGTTGTTCATAAAGATGAATAGAGCAGCCTTCCCGAGCAGGGACGAAAACATGAAGCTGGTATCAACGCTGATGAATTACACTGCTACCATAAATCAGAAGGTGGAGCGAGGATTACAGGAGAATGGAAGCAGGACCGACAACTTCTCTCAAGTGGTGAATTCAAACCTGCCGGCATCATTCCATATCTGCATACCTGTATTCAAAGGGATGCCGGCTGTGGATATAGAGGTGGAGACTATTGCTAGGGTGGATGGTAGAGAAGTGTCATTTGTTCTGCTGTCACCTGGAGCACAGGAGGTGTTGGATGCTGTGAGGAATAACATCATTGATGAGCAATTGGCAGTAATTAGGGGGTTGGCCCCAGATATCGCAATAATTGAGCAGTAATTATATCGGAATATAGGGGTGGCTGGATAGTTCTTTTAGTGTAAGATTGTGACATAATAAAATTTTTAAGTTCGTATATCATCAAATGCTACAATGAGCTAAGCTGTCAGCCGTGAGGTTCACAGTGGCGGTGGTCCGATTCCACCGGCCCCACAAATTAAAAAATCAATTATGGAAATAACAGGTAAAGTTCATTGCTTTTTTGAGCAATCCGGCACCTTTAAGAATGAGTTTATAAAGTTGGGTATCCCAGCAGAGGATTATGATATACAGAACAACTTTGGGGAAACAGACAATGTTATAGACTTGTTTGCAGAGATAGAGAAAGGCTATGACAATAAGCCTTCCATCTTTGATAAAATAGGGGGAGGTGATTTGATAATGGCGTTTTTCCCTTGTATTTATTTTTGCGAGAAATCGCAATGGCATTTTTCTTATTCCTGTTCAAATTACTTAAAGTTAGACAATGTAGAAAAAATTGAACGGATACTTAAAAGAGAAGATGAGAGGCATAAATTCTATACACTTCTATTAAAGAGTGTAGCTATATGTGAGAGGAGATGTTTGAGAATGGTGATTGAAAATCCGTATACGCAACCACACTATTTGCAAAATAATTTTGTGGTTAAGCCAAGTGTTATAGATAAAGACAGGAGCCGAAGAGGTGATGCAAAAAAAAAGCCAACTCAGTATTTTTTTATCAATTGCAAACCGACAAATGGGTTTACATTACAACAGACACCCAAAAGGGCTATTAAGACACACTATGATTTGAGAAGTAGTATTAAAGCTGGTATCTGCTCAGAAGAACGCTCAATGATTTCCCCTGACTATGCAAGGAACTTTATTTGCGACTTTATACTTGGAAAAGAACAATTACATACACAGTTGAGTTTGTTTTAAAATGAGAATAGGTTTTATAGATGTAGACAGTAAGAATTTCCCCAATATCCCGCTTATGAAGTTGTCTGCATATCATAAACTAAGAGGAGATTTAGTTGAATGGTATCAACCATTTGGGGAAAGATACGATAGAGTGTATATGAGCAAGGTGTTCTCCTTTTCTCCAGACTATGACTTGGTTATAAATGCAGATGAAGTGGTTAAAGGTGGTACGGGTTATTGTATTAGTCTTGAAAACGGAAAAGAAGTGTTTGATTGGAAAAAGGATGTTCTGTTAGATACAATGATTGAGCATCTGTATCCAGATTATAAACTCTATAATATTGCAGATACCGCATACGGATTCTTGACAAGGGGTTGCCCCAGAGGTTGCGAGTTCTGTATTGTCGGGAAGAAAGAAGGAAAGAAATCCTATAAGGTTGCAGACTTGACAGAGTTCTGGAAAGGGCAAAAGAATATAGTTCTATGTGATCCGAATATTTTAGCTTGTAAGGATTGGAAAGAGTTGTTTCAGCAGCTCATTGACAGCAAGGCTTATGTGGACTTTAATCAAGGGTTGGATATAAGGTTAATGACCGAGGAAAAGGCTGAAATGCTGAATCAAATAAAGATTAAGGAGATTCACTTTGTCTGGGACAGATACGAGGATAAAGACCTTATACTACCTAAACTGAAGATGTTTGGCGAAGTAAGCAAATTTAAGCCTCATTCTAACCATGCAATAGTCTACACCATAGTAAACTTTGATACCACATTTGAGCAGGATCTAGAGAGAATTTACACATTGAGAGAAATGGGTTATTGGGCGTATGTGATGATATACGATAAAGCTCATTGTGAAAGGAAATACAAGGACTTGCAGAGATGGGTAAACAATAGGGTGATATTCGCTAAATGTGAGAAGTTTGAAGATTATAAAATAGGGGGGGGTAGCTCAAAGAAAATTAGAACTATGGAGGAATGGAATAGAAAACAGTCAAAACTTTTTTAGTTATGGATAAAAGTACAATTGCAATCATTTTATATGCTCTAATGTCAGGGCTGCTATTAGCAAATCTTGTGTTTATGATTATATTAGACAAGTCAATCAGGAAAAGGCAAGAGGCTTTGCGGAAAGAAATTGATAGGTTATTAAAAGTTAAATAGTTATGGCAACAAAGAAATTCATAATTGAGGTGGAGGAGGGAGTGACACACTGTTTTTCGTGTCCATTTGAATGTGGATCAATGCTAACTATCAATTGTCCTCAAAAAGCATTTAGTGATATATTAAAGATTGATTGCAGTAAACACAACCTCGCCACGATGAAAATTAAAGAATTGGAGGAAGAAAACAATGACAGTAGGACAACTGATTAAGATATTAGCCTATGATGCAGGGTTAAATCAAAAAGAACTTGCAAAGAAGATGGGTATCTCAGAAGTATCCCTAAATGAGGTTATAAGCGGGAAAAGAGGATTAGCATTTAAGTATGCAAAGAAATTGGATGAAGTATTTGGTGTGCCCGCTTTGGTATGGTTAACATTTGCAAATATTAAAGAATTGGAGGAAAATAATGAGAGAAATAAAGTTTAGGGGGAAAGGGGTTATTACTAATAATTGGTTTGTAGGCTCTTTAATTACCATTAAAGATGGTGCTATAATATACTCTGACAACTTCTTATATGAAGGTGGTGTAAAACCAGAAACCATCGGCCAATACACAGGGCTGAAAGATAAGAATGGTAAAGAGATTTATGAGGGGGATATTCTTGTTTGGGGAAAAGGTGATATTAAAAGTGCTCCGTTAGTTGTTGAGTATAAGTATGGTTCTTTTGGGTATACTTATTCAGAAGGAAATTTTTATTCGTTTGCCGGTAATAGCAATTTTGCTTTTAATCCATTAAATACTGATGTGAGGTTTGAAATTATTGGCAATATTCACGATAACCCGGAATTGATTAAAAAATAGAAATATGACACCACAACAGGAAAAGGAGCTTGCTTTGCTGACCAACACTTACTTTATGCTGCTGGAGGGCGCGGATATGATTCTGAGAAATACTGAGGCGTATTTTGAGGTTATCGGTGGCTCCATGGTAGGCAAACATAAAGTTAAACATCGCAATCTTATGTCTCAAATACAGACATTGAAGGTTATGATGGACAATGAGATAAAGTTTTATTGTGAATCTTATAAAAATGATTACAGGAAATGGGATGAGCTGCGTGCTGGGGGAGCATACTTTGCCCGTCTTGCTTTGGAAGTGGGTGATAGATCTTATTCTGAGGAGGATGATGACAGTGTTGAGAAGCAGATTGCAAAGTATGTCCATGATTTACCGCCGAAAGGCAGGATGTCAAGCCAGCTGCTGATGAACTTTTTTATCCGGTAGTGGGTTGAAGTGTGTAACGCGAATTTATTAACAATGCCAATTTCAGAAGTTTACAATATTGACTGCCTTGAATACATGAAAACTATTCCCGACAAGTTTTTTGACCTGTGTATTGCAGACCCGCCGTATGGGATAAATAATGGGAAATGGGAAAGTGGTCACTTGAAAAAATATGGTCAGTTAAAAACGGTTAATGGATATATCCCATCACATGATATAATTGATGAGATAAAACGTGTATCAAAGAATGTAATTATATGGGGATACAACCATCTGGCCTCTAAGATAGGCGATAGTTCGCACTTTATTTTTTGGTATAAGCATAATCCTCTCCCATCTTTTGCTGACGGTGAATTGGCGTACACCAGCTTTGAAGGGCCAGCACGCTGCTTTGATTATCGTTACTATAGTAATCTTAATGCTGATAAAAATAGAGTACACCCAACTCAAAAGCCTATTGCGCTATATAATTGGATATTAGACAATTATGCAATAGGGGGGGTAAAATCTTTGATCCATTCTTAGGGAGTGGAAGTTCCAGAATTGCAGCTTATATGAAAGGCTTTGACTTTTACGGCTGTGAGCTGGATAAGACATATTTTGATGCTCAAGAAGAGCGGTTCAGGAAAGAGTGTTTCGGTGAGCAAAAGTTGAAGAATGGAAAAGTGATTGAGCAAATGAGTTTATTTTGATTATGTACTGGATAAAGGGAAATAAGGTTCAGCCTGGAGTGACTATTTCCATTTTGGAAAATGTCGGTGGAAAAAACACCCAGTGTTTGAACGGTGATGATGAGAGCGCTGTTTATTTCATAGGGCGGTCCGGAGAGATTGAGAAAACGAATAATCCGGATCTTGCCTGGATTATAATGCAAAGTTTGAATGCAATAACACAATGAGAACAACACTTAAGATTTCAGAGATTGTAACCGAATGGCTTGAAACTATGGATGTGAAGGAAGTAACCAGGAAGAATTACTACAGGAAGATAAGCCTGTGGTTCCGGTGGCTTCATGCTAACAAGATTGATGCCCGCTCTGCGGGAACAAAACATGTGGTTATGTATAAGGAGCATCTCATCAACTCTCATCACAGCTCATTTACGGCTAATGGTTATATGATAGTAATCAAGTTGTTCTATAAGTATTGTGAGCGGAAGAGGTACTGTGACAATATTGCTGCTGGGGTGAGGTCCGGGTTTAAGATGACCGGAAAGAATAAACTGCCGCTGTCAATGGACCAGGCGAGAGAGCTGCTTAGGAGTGTGGATGTGTCTACCATTAAGGGGAAGAGGGATAGGTTGGCTATAGCGCTGATGCTGTTTAACGGGTTGCGCACCTGCGAGGTTGAGAGGATAAACATTGAGGATGTGGGTACCAGGGAGGGAGTGCCGGTTGTGTATCTGCAGCGCAAGGGTAAGGTTGATAAGAATGATATGGTTGTGCTGCACCAGAAGGCTGTTGAGTATTTTGAGGATTATATCAGTGAAAGGGATTTTGATTGCAAGGATCCTCTATTTATTTCCCACCGTGAATGTGATAGGGGGAAGGTGATAAGGCTGAGCCGTCAGGCAGTGGCGCGAATGGTCAAGAAAAGACTGAGAAAGATTGGTATCAATGACCGCAAGATATCAGCGCACTCTTTGCGCCACACTTTTGGCTCCCTGCTTGTAGAGCAGAATGTGGATATGGAGGATATCAGGGAGCTGATGGGACACAGTTCAACCGCTGTGACAAAGATATATGTTGAGCTGGTCCAGCAAAGGAAGATGCTGCATTGCTCTCCTTCTGCAAGAATGATAGACCAACTTGTTGCAATATAGATAATATGGGCTGTGTTGCAATAATTATAGGTTCATATCTAACTAATTGATAATGAGAAAGAAAAGGGATTTTGAGAAAACCAAGAAAAATGGCCAAAAATGGGGGGATGGGCCACTTTGGGTTTAACAAATTCGGTGTAATTATAATTATTTGAAAATGTGTTTAATAAAATAGGTTTGAGTGTTATTTCATTAAATTGGGTGTAATTATGGAGAAAATTGGATTCAATTCACAAATTTGTACTACAAGAGAGCAGTCAGAAAGGTTGCTTGCTTTAGGTCTCAAGAAGGAGACTGCGGATATGGTGCATTATAAATCTGCCTCTATGAAGGAATGGGGAGCTTTAGCAACTCCATTCACTAAAGATTGTGAGGGATGCAAATCTTATTATCCCGCTTGGTCACTGCATAGGTTGGTTGAGATGATACCGTTGGATATATGGCATACAGAATACGAGAATGGTCCGAGATTAAAGCACACATTTTGGTTCTGTAAGCATGCTCCAAGTTATAATAGTATTGAAAATATAGATTTTAGGGCGCATCCTAATCTTTATGACAACATAATTGACTGCATAGAATGGTTAATTAACGAAGATTATTTCAACAAAGATTACCTGGAGGACAAAAAATGATTAAAGCGAGATTTTACATTGTTGCGGAAGATTATAGACCAACAAAGTGGCCAATCAAATATCCGTATTGGTGTATCGGAGAAACAGAGCGGGAGGCTTTACTTGTTGCTTATGCTGATAGCTTAGAGGAAATACAAGAACTATGGCCAGAGGCTGATCAAGTAGAATGGGCAGAGGTAGATGAAGTTGTATTTACAAGTCGTTTACCAAAGCCAGATTGGTATAAAGAGGAAGAAAAATGACTCAGAGGGGGAAGGGGGTTCAAATTCTCAACCACCACCCGATTCCGAAGCGCCCCTCAGTCTTTTACACACACGGACGAAATTTCAAATTTTAGGAAACATTGATATGGGAAGAAACAAGACACCTGATGCGTTGAAGATTGCCCACGGAACAGACAAGCCGAGCAGGATGACCGGTGATATCGGGATTGCTGTACTGGATTCTGTGAAACCGCCAAAATTTTTAACCGGGGATGCGAAGAAGATTTTTGAGCAGACGGCCAGACAGCTGTGTGCTTGTCGGGTGTTGACAGAACTGGACGTTGAGCAGTTGGCGGTGTATGCAATGAACCTGGGCAGGGCTGTGGAAGCGGAGAAGAAGATGAAGAAGGAGGGCGCAGTGATAAAGGTCAAAACGAAATTTGGGGAAATGCAGATTGTGAGTCCCTGGATGAAGGTGCAGAAGGATGCAATGTCAATGGCTGCGGCGTTGGCTCAGCAGTTTGGTCTTACTCCTGTAAGTAGAATAAGGATAGCGCAGATGGTTGCTCCGGCGAAAAAGGAACAGGATCCATTTGCGGAGTATGAAGATTAGTGTATGGGAGCGGTATATCAAAAAGTGGAGCAGTATGTGCAGGATGTGTTGTCCGGAGAGATAGTTGCCGGAAAGACATTGAAGGCTACTTGTGAGCGCTATCTACGCGATAAGGCAGAGGCGCTGGATAAAGGTTTTTATCTGGATATTACAGCAGGGGAAAAGCCGGTCAACTATATTCAGAAACTCAAACATACAAAGGACAGGTGGGCAGGGTTGCCGTTATTGCTCGAACCGTGGCAGATGTTTGTTCTTTTCAATATATATGGGTGGAAGAAGTCTAACGGTAAGAGGCGCTTCCGCACGGCATATGTGGAGGTGGCTCGAAAGAACGGTAAGACGGCGATGGCTGCGGGAATAGCCTTATACGGGCTCTACGCGGAACAGATACATAGAGCGGAGGTTTACTCAATAGCTACGACCAAGGATCAGGCTAAGTTGTGTTTTAACGATGCGAAGGCTATAGTTAATACTACTACCCTTAATAAGAGGCTAAATGTGTACCGCGACTCTATTACATACGATGCTTTGGGGAGCTACTTTAAGGCAGTGTCTTCAGATTATGGCGTGCACGATGGTTACTCTCCCTCTACTGTTATAGTGGATGAGTATCATGCGCACAAGGATAATGGTATGCTGGATGTGATGCAGTCCGGTCAAGCTGCCCGCGAGGAGCCGTTGAACTTTATCATTACAACGGCGGGCTTTAACAAGAACTACCCCTGCTATGCCTTCCGTAAGAATGCTAAAAATGTCATCAACGGTATAACAGATGATGACTCTCTGTTTGCCATTATCTTTGAGATGGACGAGGGGGATGAGTGGACAGATCCAAAGAATTGGGGGAAGGCAAATCCGAATCTAGGGGTGTCGGTGGATGTGGATTACCTGGCGCAGCAGGTTAAGGATGCGCAGAACCGTCCAGAGGCTGTAACCAATGTGAAAACTAAGAACCTAAACATGTGGGTGGATGCGGAAGATACCTGGATAGTGGATGAAAAGTGGATGGAAAGCAGCTTGACGGATGATACTGAAGATATGCCTGAAAATTTGCCATGCTGGGGAGGACTGGACCTTTCCAATGTGTCCGATATCACAGCCTTTGTACTGCTGTTTAAGGGCGAGGAACGCATATACCTTAAGCCTTATTTTTGGATACCGGAAGACACCTATCAGGAGAAAATCAGAAAAGAGAATATCTTTTATGCGGAGTGGGTGCAGAAAGGGCTGGTGCGCACTACACCGGGCAATGTGATTGACTATGACTTCATACGTGCGGATATTGACCAGATTGCACAGCAATACCGTATACTGTCAATAGCATACGACCGGTGGAACTCCTCGCAGATGGTCATCAACATGCAGAATGACGGTTATAACATGTCCCCATTCGGGCAGGGCTATGGCTCTATGTCGGCCCCAGCAAAGGAATTTGAAAAGATGGTCCTTACCCGCAGACTGGAGCACTTCAGGAATGCTGTGCTCCGGTGGATGATGGCCAGCGTGGCGTTGCAGATAGATCCGGCAGGAAATATCAAGCCGGACAAACGCAAGTCATCACAGAAGATTGACGGGGTGGTAGCATCAATAATGGCGCTGGGAGAGATGATGACCGCAATGGCGGGGATGGATAGCAATCCATATGAATATGCAGGAATGAGAGACTTATAATTATGACAGAACTTGACCGACTTATGGCTATTCCGCAGGCGCCGGAAAACATGCGCCGTCTGGCAACTCTTGAGGGGTTTATTGCATCCTATGAACAGCTGTGTAAGAGTTGTAAAACTTATCAGTCAGCTTACGAAGTGTTGGAGATTCAGTATGAAAGGGTGTTTGGAGTGCGAAAATATGACAACTTTTCCGTGTTCAAAGTTGTTTATTACAGAAGAAAAAAGACGAAAAAGAAGAAAAATTTTTACCAATGACGTAAAAAGTAAACAATGTTTACCTTTTTTTTATGCAAAAGATTTTTTCTTTGTTGTGGAATTACTAACGCGAACGTGACAATGAGTGTCGTTTCTATCTAAAATATTCAAAAGGACAGCAAATATGGCCCCATCTCACAGTGAGATAGACAGGGCTATAAGTAAAATGCTGTCTGGAGGGGACACTGACAGGGTGTATGTCACTGAGGACTCTGCCCTGGCCGTGACAACAGTGTGGGCATGTGTCACCCTGCTCTCGGAGTCTGTCGGAATCCTGCCGATACACCTTTACAAGAAGACAGACCAAGGCCGTGAAAGTGTGTCTAAGCACTTCGGGCTTCAACTTATAAATCATCCCAATTCATATACTACCCGTATGGACCTGCTTCAGCACCTGATGGTGTCGGTGGCCCTGCATGGCAATGGCTATGCCAGGATCCATCGCGAGGATGGCGTACCCGTATCATTGGAGCTGCTTCAGCCGGATGTGCCACAGCCACAGCTGTCGGAAAACAAACTGCTATTCTACAACGTGCAGGGTCAGATGGTGTCGTCAGATGATATGATACACATCAAGGGGCTTGTGGTGGATGGGCTCAAAGGAAAGTCTCCAATAGCCGTGCACCGCGAGAACCTGGAATTGTCAATATATGTGCAGCGCTATGGCAGTATGTTCTTTGCCAAGGGCGGAAATACATCCAGTATAATTAAAGTGCCGGGCGTGCTATCAAAAGATTCTTTTGAAAGGTTGAAGAGGCAGATAAATGAAAGGCTGGCCGGACTGGCCAATGCACACAAACCGCTGCTGCTGGAAGGCGGTGCGGAATATAACCGCATAAACATCCCTCTTGATGATGCGCAATTCCTTTCTACACGCAAGTTTCAAAAGGGAGAGATAGCATCCATATATCGCGTGCCGCCGCACATGGTGGGAGATCTGGAGCGCTCAACGTATTCCAACATTGAGCAGCAGGCGCAGGAGTTTGTCACCTACTGCCTGATGCCGTACCTGATGAAGATAGAGGAAGAATTTAACAATAAGCTGCTGAAGGTGGCGCAGAGGGATGTGTACTACTTCCGCTTTGGGCTCAACGGTTTGCTGAGGGCAGACAGCAAGAGTCGCTCGGAATATTACAAGAACATGTATATAATTGGGTGTATGAATCCGAATGAGATAAGGGAGCTGGAGGAGATGAACAAGTATGAGGGTGGCAATGAGTTCTATGTGCAGCAAAATATGACAACGACTGAAAACGCAATCAATCAAAATAATGAGCAAGGAAACAATTAAGGGACAGAAGGAAACTCGCAAGGTATCATTCCAGGGTAAGCTGGAGTGCCGTGATGCTCAGGAGGGGGCTCCTAGGGTAATATCCGGATACGCGGCTGTCTTCAATCAGGTTGCCGAGATAGGCCACTGGTACAGATACAAGGAGCAGATTGCTCCAACAGCATTTGAGGGATGTGACTACTCCAAATGTGTGGCGTGTTTCAACCATAACACAGATAATATCCTGGCCAGATATTCTTCAGGTACGTTGAAGCTGGAGGTGGACAGCACAGGCCTGCGCTTTGAGTTTGAAGTGCCAAATACCACTGTCGGCAATGATATGTATGAGTTGGTAAAGAGAGGGGATATCTCCCAGTGCTCGTTTGCCTTCGTGGTAGCAGAAGAGACATGGAAGTATGATGAGCAAAATGAAGAGAACGACTTTCGCACCATCGAAAGAATATCTGAGCTGTGGGATGTGTCTCTGGTAACCTACCCTGCGTATGAGGGCACATCCGTGGATGCCAGAAGTGCAGAGGAGGTCAAGTTGAAGGAAAAAAGAAAAGAATATCTGGAAAAGAATATTAATAATAATATCAAGGCAGAGTGTGAGAGCCGAGCTCGCACCTGTCAAGTGTTGTCGCTCGGTAACGCAAACTAATCGATTATGTCTGAAAGATTAAGACAATTACAAGAGAAGAGAGCCGCGCTGTATGCTGAGATCCTGGATATGAGGAAGCAGTTTGACGGCAAAGAGATGGATGCCGAGAAAAGGGCAGCCTGGGAAAAGATGGTGTCTGACTGTAACGAGCTGGACAGACAGATTGACGCAGAGAAGAAATTCCTGGAGATGGAAGCAAGAAGTGCCAGAGAGAAGTCTGAGCAGCGTCAGCAACAGGTAGACTCAAAGGCTGAGGTACGCGCCTTTGCCAAATATCTTCTGGGTGCTCAGCTTGACAACAATGAGAGCGCTTTGCTTAAACGCTCAATACCTGGCATGGCGGGTGATGTGATTATTCCTTCTTCTATAGCAAGCTACATTGAGAAAGCATTGGCAGGAAGAAGCGGAATGTTGTCAGCTGTAAACATTATCCGTACAACTACCGGCGGTGACCTGGTTATACCTACAATTAACGACGCAGCAAATCGTGCTGAGATCGTTGCGGAGTATGGTGAGAGCAGCGAGGAGACTGTGACCTTCTCAAGTGTGACATTGAAGGCTCACACCTACAGGACACCAATTGTGCCTATCTCATTGGAGCTGTTGCAGGATTCAGCATTCAACCTTGAGCAGTTTATTGGTGAGCTGTTGGCAGACAGATATGTAGCAGGTCTGACAGAGGACTTTACCAACGGTACAGGCACAGACATGCCGCAGGGTATTGTCACTGCAGCCAAAAAAGTTACACCTGCCGGAGAGGGTATCATTTATGATGACCTGCTGGCATTGCGTAAAGGCGTAGGCTCGCAGTACCTGGCAAATGCGTCATACATGATGAACACAGCAACAGAGTGTGACCTGATGCTAATGAAAGATGGCAACGACAGGCCATTGTGGCTGCCTTCAATGAGGGATGACGCTCCTGCAACCATCCTGGGAAGACCGGTGGTAATCAACGACAGGATGAAAGGCAGTGACATCGTATTCGGTGACTTGAAAAAATATGATGCGAGAATTGTAAAGGACTTTACAGTATCGGTGTTGAGAGAGCTGTATGCGAAGTATCTGTCTGTTGGCGTGATGGGATTTGGCCGCGCTGACGGTAAGCTAATTGATGCGGGAACAAATCCGATTGCTGTACTGAAGAAATAACGCAATAGAGGTAGGATGATGGCACAGATAAAGAGAGATGCTGCAGGCCCTGTAACATTGGAGCAGTTGAAAAATCATCTGCATATAATGACATGCAACTTTGATGAGTCATTATATATGGCCATAAGGGCTGCTGTGGCTAAAGCTGAGACTTATACCAATAGTCGTATATGGCACAGCACGCTCTCTTGTTCTGTGCCGTTTGAAAGAAAAATTGTAGTAAAAGAGCCTACTGCTATCGTAACATCTGTTAAAGTGGATGGTAATGAAGTGAACTTTACATATTCTGAAAATGTTATACATATAGAGGAAAGTGGGAAAATGGTTGAATACACTGCCGTGGTAGGATATTCTCCAGAGGATTGTCCTGCAGATATACAGATGGCCATCATGTTGATTGCAGCAAAAATGTTCAGTAACCCGGTGGATAGCGTGGAAAACTTGCCAAGCGCATCACAAAACCTGCTACATCCATATAAAAACTATTGTTTATGATAATCAATAAAGGTATTGACAGAGTGAATGTTGGCGACTTTATGCAAAAAGTAACCGTATTAAAGCCACAGCAGTCACGTAACGATAGGGGAGCGATTGAACAACAGTGGATAGAGGTAGCCGAGCTGTTTGGAAAGTTGGTCATATCACCGGTTGATGAGACAATGGTTGACCAGAATTTGGTCAACCCGGATAGGATGGAATTCACTACTTATGTGATGAATGGCATCACATCTGAATATAGAGTGATGGTTGAAGATACGCTGTATTGCATCACATCGGTATTCAAGTTGTCAAATCAACCCCTAATGGTAATCAGGGGAGAGAAGATAACTGAACGATGAGTGTAGAACAGGTAAGGGTGGAGGGGGTAAAAGAATTTACCGCTGCTGTGGATAAAGTCCTATATGGAGAGGCTGACAAGGTTGTCAAACAGTCAATGACGGATGCCGCTAAAGCAGCTGTCAAGCAACTGAAAGGGGTTATGCCAAAACCTATGTTTAAGGGCCTGGCCAGATATAAATTCAAGCAAGGCGTAAGATATAAGTTTATCAATGTAGGATTGTTTGACAGAGGAAAAACTTTACCACAGGCAGGATATCCGAATACCAAGGGAAACAATAAGAGAATATGGCACATAGCGTATTGGCTCAATTATGGCACATTAAACAGGAGGGATAAGACTCATCAATTCAAAGAAAGAATAAGAAGCAAAAGTATTCGCAGCAGAAGGGGTGTAAGACCTCAAAACTTCTATGATAAGAACCAGGAGTCTGTGATAAATGAATACAAAGCTGCATTTGCAGAAGCTTTAGATAGAAGGACGCAAAACTTTTATGGAAAACAAAATAGCTGAAAATATTGTTGAAAGACTCTTGAAGCATTTTGCACCATCGTACATATACACGGAAAATGCCGCATTGCCATATTGTGTATATGAAATAAACGGGATGGTACCAAAATATACAAAAAAAGGGCTTAATGGCTGGATGGCTGATGTGAGTGTTTATCTGGCAGCTGATACCGAAGCTATGTCTGTTGAAATGAAAGATAAAGCACTGTCAGCACTGACAGCCAGAGATGCAAGATATACAGTAACCATCTCTTCCGTGCAGCCGGCATTTGCCGAGGAGCAATGGCTGCAAAAAATTGATTTACAAATAACACAAATGTATTGAGTATGCAAAATATTGCCGGATATAATATCCTATTTAAAATAAACACCAAGCTGATTGCCGGAGATACTTCGTCTGATTTGTCAATTGCTGCCAAAGTTAAAGAAACATTGACAAAGGGAGATAAGGGTAATGCTCGCAGAGAAGTGACTGGGCATGATATAACTTTTTCAACAAATGGTGTGATGCAGCTGCTGGAGGAGCAGGAGAAAACAATATCGCTGGATGCTCAGGATCTGATGACTCTGGCACTTAAGAAAGGACAGGAAGCTGAAATAGATTTCATATATGTAAGAGATCCGATGCAATCTTATCAGGGTAAAATGATAATCACCTCGTATAACGAGACAACAGATGCGGAAGGTAATGCTACCTTTGCTCTTAACTGCTCAGTAAGTGGTGCTTTGACACCAGTAGAGGAGGAGTGATATTATGGCTGCGGAGTATATCATAATTGAAGAAAAAAAGTACAGAGTGTCGCATAGCTTTGCAACGCTTACTATGTTTTCAAACTTAACCGGTAGAAAAACACTTGAGCAGATGGGAGAGCTCAACACGATGAGCACTGAAGAACTGCTAACTATGATGTTCTGCGCACTTACTATAGGTGAGAAGCTTGATGGGAGAAAATTGGAATATGAGAGTGTGCAGGAATTGGGAATGGTTGTAGGTATAGGACATATGCAGGACTATGTTCAGATATTTGCCCGCCAGATGAGAGCTGAGATTCCGCAGAAAAAAAACTCAACAGAGGTAAAAAAAAAGAGATCATTCTGGCGGAGATTAAGGGGATAGCACTGGGTCAGCTGCATATGACTGAAAAAGAGCTTGAGGAGATGGAGATGAGTGCCTTTTTTCTCAAGCTCTTTTACAAAAACCAATATGACGAAAACAGCAGACGTTACTATGGAGAACTGTTGCGCTTACAGACAATGCAACTGCTGAACATACAGCTGGATACAAAACACAAGATACATCGCGCGGAAGATGTTTGGAGTTTACCATGGGATAACGATAAGGGAGTTGAGCTCACTGATGAGCAAAAAAAAGAAAGAGTGAGATATTTATGCAAATTGGCAAGGAGAGTGCTCAATGGCTAACATGTTTAATTTGAAATCGGTATTTACTGCTGATACAAAGGATCTGAAGAAGGGTGCTGCAGAAGCTAAGCAAGCGGTTAAAGATTTTGATAATGCAACAACTGATGCTTTAAATGAAATCACAGGCTTGTTTAACACTTCAATGGGAGATATCGGGAAAACATTGTCTGCAATAAGGGGCGGTTTATTGAAGTTTAGCGCTGCTTTAAATACAACATCTAAAGAAGCAAGCTTTACAACCAAAGCAATGAAATTATTGAAGGTTGCTTTAGTGTCTACAGGAGTGGGAGCATTGGTTGTGGCTTTGGGATCATTAGTGGCATATCTGACAAAAACACAAAGAGGTGCTGACTGGCTGTCAAGAGTAATGGGGCAGGTGGGACAAGTCTTTAAGACCACAACAGACTATGCAATCTTATTGGGAGAAAAAATATTCAATGCTTTTAAAAATCCTGTAAATGCGGCGAAAGAGTTTTGGAAAATATTTACCAATAAAGAGGAGAGACAAAAGCTCGCAGAGAGCCTTAAAAATATAGGAAAAGATTTTGAGGACAGGCAGAAGAGAAGATTGGAGCTTGATAAGAGACAACAGGCTTATAGGGACAAAGAAGCGCAGTTTGAAGTTGATCAGGCTAAGAGACAGGCTGAAATAAATGAGTTGAGATTAAAAGCCGATGACAGGCTGAATTATTCAGAGCAGCAAAGACTGGAGTTTATCAGCCAGGCTCAAGCTTTAATGAAGCAGCAAGCCGCTGAAGCAACTGCAATGGCTCAAGAAAGGCTGGACATGTTAAGGGAGGAAAATGCTCTCTCCGAGTCAATGACCGCTGATACCGCTGCTGAAAAGGAAATTGAGAAAGAGATAGTTGGGATACAGGCCGCTTTAAATACTCAGCTTAAAGAAACAGTGACAAAGCAGGCCGAGATAACAAATCAAATAAAAGCTCAGGCTGCTGCCGCTGAAAAAGCTGCTGCAGCTCAGTTGGTAGCAAGAAAAAAAGAAGATCTGACACTTGAAAAAATTGATTCAAGTAAAATTCTTGACAAACCATTTGAGGTTAAGGCTCCAAAGGTGCCAAAGGAGGAGTTTAAAAAAATTGAATCATTCTTATTGGATACAACTGACATCGTTAACGAATTTTCAAATACTCTAACTGATGCATTCGCTGCGATGGTTGAAGGTTTAGTGTCCGGAGAATTGAATATGAAAGACATATTTAACACTGTCCTTATGTTTCTGGCTGAAAACCTTAAGGCTATCGGTAAGGCTTTAATTGCGTATGGTATGGCGATGGAGGGTTTCAAAAAAGCTTTTTCCAACCCATGGGCAGCTATTGCAGCCGGTGCTGCATTGGTAGCAGCAGGTGCGGTACTCACAGGGTTGATCAAAAAAGCATCAGCAGGAGACACCAGCTCCTCCCCGGCAAATAGCTATGCTGCAGCTACTGCAACTGTGGGCGGTGGTGGAACGCTGGATTTGACACAGCAGACGAAACTTACATCGCAAACACAAGAAGTTAGGGTGACCGGTACAATCAAAGCATCAGGTCGAGATTTGGCCATAATACTGGAAAATGAAGAGAAACGCAAGAGTTACATTAGCTGATGTCGTATACTGAAAGATATATCTTAACATTTGTTTCGGAAAGGGGCAATGATTATAAAATAGTTGTTCTACAGAAAGATTACACTGGAGATATTTACTATAAAAAACTTGGAGTAGCCCCTACGCTTTCAATTGAGGAGGGAGATGGGAGAATCAAGGGGTCTTCGTTGTCATTCTCAATTCAGGCAGATGTGGAAGGAGAGCTCATCGGGCTTTATACTACAAACAACAAAGAGTTTAGAGTATTGCTTTACCGCAACGATAACCTGTATTGGCAAGGGTATCTGCTGCCGGAATTATACAGTGAAAATTATATAGACCCTCCTTATGATATTGCGGTTACCGCAAGTGATCAGCTTGCAGTATTAAAAGATCTGCTGTATGAGGATGAAGATGTGGAGAAATCAATATTTGAGATCATTCAGACTATTTTGGGAAAAACCCAAATTGATTTGCCTGTAGTTACGCACCTGCAAATTACAACAGGTGATGGTAAACAGTTGCTTCAAAACTCTTATATAAACGCAACTGCCATGAATGGTAAGAGTTGTTACGATGCTCTTAATGCATTGCTGATTTCCTGTAATGCCTGTATAATGCTCATTGAAAATGAATGGCTTGTAACATCATTGACAGATGCGTCAACAGACTATTTTAAAGATAATGAGATAATACAGAGACCTCATACATCAATTGGAAGAATGTATCGGGATCAAGCTTATCCTATTGGAAGCTTGCAGATGATGAATGCTCCAGCTAAGAAGGGCGCTGATGTGGAATATGCGCATATTCTGAAAAATTCAATGCTCAAAAACGCTGATTGCACAAATCGTGATTACTGGAGATGGACACCATACACAGTGATCACAGCAGTTCCGGCAGAAATACCTGACCCTTGGGGTGTAGTGCAGAAATGCTACGCGTGGGGGCTTTATAAAACAGAATTCAGCAAGGATAGCTCTTTACATCTGTGGCAGGACATAGAGTTGCTGCAAGATGACAACTTTAATTATAACCTATCATTTAAATACTACATGACTGTTGAAAGCGATAAGTTGCTCTTAGCTATAATGCACATTGGAGATGATGGAGTTACCAGAAGATTGACAGCCAATGGATGGGAGAGTGGTTTGTTTGCTACAGATAAAAACGCTTATATTGAAGTAACTGGCAAGAATAATCCAATTGCTTGGATATGGGATATTGCCAACATTGAGAAATACGAGGAAGTGAACATATCATTTACCTTACCTCAAGTAAGCGGTAAACTTAGAATAGGTTTCATTAATTATGGTGAAGAAGAAAGTCTCTTATCGCTTACCTATATCACCAGGGTGTACCTTACAATACAAGGAGTAAATGGGAAAAAATCCACAAGCCTGGTTGAACAAAATGCCACATCTACGCAAGAGCAGGTGATGCTATCATACGGAGATAAGCAAGAAAGCGCAAATGCTCCACTAATTGTGCTTAATACCCTCAATGACGCGTCAGGTGTTCCTATAGAAAATTGGGCAATTTCAAGTAAAGAATACTCATCGTATTTTCTAATGATGTTGCAAGATTATTCACGCTATTTTGGTAGCAAAAAAATGCAGCTCCAAGGAAACATAATGGGTGCAAACCTATTACGCCCATTTTATACAGATGCTTTTTCAGGAAAAGTAATGAGACTTGTAAGTTGTCAATACAACCTGCTTGATGATAGCTTGTCATTAACTATAGAGGAAGTAATTACATCATTTGTAAATTATGAAGTTGTAGTTTACGCAACGGAAAATAAGGAACAAAACACATCATCAGTACAGGGAGGTAGTAGTGCTGGAAGTACAGTTGCACAAAATGGTTGCGTGAAGTATGGGGAAGCGGGCCAAAATCAAAGGCTCTACCAACTGCCGGAGGCTGAAGATACAGAAGCAGAAAATGCTTACTTGCTGATTGATGAAGAAACATTCAGTTCTGCAAAAAAAACAAGTGTAAAAAAATTTGTAAGCAAACTTCTGAAAAAAAATGAAGCTCTGGAAAACACAATCGACTCTCTTATAGGAAGAATAGCGACACTGGAGCTGCTACACCCGTCAACATCTGCTGAAGGTAAGGTAAGCGTAGAGATTAATGATATGATGATAAACATAGACAGTTATGCTTGTACCGTTGAATCGTTGCAGTTAAGACTGATTAACAGCAGCCAACGGGAGAGGATAGTTACTGTATCCGTACAGCCTACAAGTGGGTATATCGTTGGTAATCCTGTCGGCTCTTTTAATATTGAATCTGTCACTATACCAGCCAGCTCATCTGTAAGGGTGGAAATGGTAGATGAGCCTGTAAGCTGGGAAATAGTAAACCTTACAGCATTGGTTGATGTTACTATAAATGAACAAGGCGAAGAGAGCATTACGCAAACATTCAATATTTACTCAGACAAGAATTAAAACAGAAAGGATATGATTACAGGAAAAAACTCAGCGTTAATTGGTATGGGACTGTTGATGTACATACTGCTTACCATCTTGGTATTGATTGGCTGCTGCCTTGCAAGTGGCCTGGTATTTACAATTGTAGGTATAGCTAATTCGGCCATTAATGCCTGGATAGCTACATCAGTTTATAAGTTCTACTCAAACAAAAATTGAGTTATGGAAAAAATAAGAATTGGCAACGATATACAAGTCAGATGGGCTATCTATACTGCAGAGAAAGAGCCTTACGGCTTAGAGGGCAGAAATATAGCCATATATCTGACTAATGTATACGGAAGAAAACAGATAGAGGGGGTAACTGTTGCTGAAAATGTTGTAAATTTTACAATATACGGAAAAGAACAGGTACATCTTGGCAAATATTCCATTGAACTTGTAGAAAACGAGGGAAGCAAAGGTATGCACACAGTAGATGTGTGTGATGCATTCCTGCTTGTAAGGTGCTCTTGTCAGGCGGAAACAGATCAGGACGGTAAGATTGAGTGTATCACCTTACCACTTACATCTGAGCTGTCAATAGGTGCCAGTAATATAGTGATAGATGATCATTTGTCTTTAAAGTCAGAGAATACTGTGCAAAACAAGGTGATCACTAAGGCGATCTACGAATTGTATGAAAATATTAACATCTATTCAGACAAGGTAAATGATGCCACCAAGCAAGCAAGTGAAGCAAAACAGCAAGCAAGTGAAGCAAAACAGCAGGCAAGTAACGTGCAAACGGATCTTAGCAGCCTTAACTTAAAGGTCGATAATCTTATAGATGAATTACTGTACCCCGTTGTAGTACCAATATTAACGGAGCCTTCTGCAGTTATCTCTTTAACCGGATATAATCCTACACAAGAGGTGGGAGCTGCAGCACCTGGTGCGGAGAATTTCTCTACCGAATTTAATCCCGGCCAAATTTCATTAAATGGCGTTAAACAAAATGATAGAGCCGGCACCTTAGATACATACAACTCATTTATATATTACGGACAAAATGCTGCCAATGTGATACTGCCATCTGTGGTTACAGAGGGAGACACTTTGTATCAATATCGTGCGGCTTATGCAGGAGGGCCACAGCCAAAGGACAGCAAGGATAACGACTACTCAACTCCATTACCGGCAGGATATGTAGATTCTGCGGCTATTGCTGTAAACGGTACCTGGCCTTGGTATGCATCTACATCTTTGGCTACAGCAGAAAACCAGGTTGTGAAACAAGCTCTTGTAAGTTGGAGCAAAACTGTTGGAGCTATGAGTACAGGCAAGTTTACACTCCAACCGTCAGGTACTCTACCGCAGGTAGTCAAGCTGCCAAGAAAGCTGCAAATCTTGCAGATGCTCAATACAATATCCGGACAAATGGATACAATCAGCTTGAACGACTACACAGAAACAACAGAGACCATCAACGGACATACTTACTACGTATACACATACAACGGATCAGCAAGAGGTAGTGTGACACTGCTTGCACAATTTTAGGAGGATTGAAGATGGATAGAAAAAAGGGGACATTTGGTTTTACAGCAAATTATGAGGTCAAATTACAGGAACTGTTAGACCCCAGAGGAGGAGTTACAAACAAAGAGGAACTCATCAATAAAGAGACATTTCCTAATGATGGAGATACAATCTATATGAAAGAAGGAATGCTCGTAAGTGTCAGCTCTACCAGGGAAGTGTATATGCTTGTGTCTCTTGCAAACATCCTGGCTGAAGATTACAGCGGATGGGTAAAGGTTGCAGGAGTTGGCAATAACAGCACGGGAAGTAATGCACCTCTTCCGGAGCAATCAATAAATCCGGAGCTCTTGGAAGCGTTTATCCCTCTGTCAAGAGATTTCTCAAATGATTTTAATAACGATTTTGCAAGATAACTATGGAAAAGAAGAATTTTAAAACAATGACTCCACAAGAGAGAGTGGAGTTTTTTAAGAACTCCAAGAACCCTATGCTCAGAAGAATGGCATTGATGATGGAGAAGAGAATGAAGATGATTGAATCTATTAAAGCTAAGGAGGAGTAGTTATGACTAAGCAAGAAATTATAAACGCTATCAATGCAACCATTGTTGCTAACGGGCAGAAAGGTATTACAGCAGAATCGCTTAATAATATCCTAACTGAAATGGTTAATGCTACTCCAGAGGGAGGTTCTGGTGGAGGAGATGGACTTTTAAAGGTTTATATACCTGATATGTATTTAAGTCCTTTATTTGCTGAATTAGGAGGTTTTAATATGGATAATTTTATCCAAATTAAAGCGATGCTTGAAGAGTCTGGTTTATCTTTGGATATGCTTGATGTCTATGAAAATGTTGTCAATGAGTATTTGGACGCAAACGCTTTGGTTTATCAAACTTTAGTACAAAAAGCACAAAGTAAAGAAGGTGCAGCTGTATTAATTGATATGTCTAAGGCTATGAGTTTAGGTTCATTGCTTATGTATGATCCAACTGGGCAGTATGGATTTAGTATAAATATATCATGTGGACTTATTGGCAGTGCTAATGTCGAATCAATTAATGGAGAGGCTTCTATTACTATTAGCTTTGCAAATACAGAACTTAATAAGTTATATGGATATATCGGACTTAATGCTGATGGTAGTTTAACATTTGAGCCGTATACATCAGAGGATGCAGCATTTACATTGATTATCCCTGCAGATGGTGAAACTTTAGATGATGATTCAATAGAATCTAATGCCAACTTTGCTTATGCTATAAATAATTATGGAGGAGAAACTTTAGGTGCAGCGAAAATAGTGGTAAGATTTCTTAAGTATGGAAATTTAAATTTTATGACTGCTGCTACTCTATTAACATATGAAGTTGATAGCTCTGGATTTAAAGGTACTTATCTTGATGGAATTACAGTAAAACAAGTAGAAGTTAGCGAAGATGGAACTACTGTCGTTAATGCTATTGGAACTTTAACAGCTTAATCTTATGACAACAAATGAATTAAAACAATATATAGATAAGGTATTAGGCAACAGTATTCGTTGCCTAATACCTTCCTATTGGTGGAAACGGCTCTTCGGACTTGTGGTGGATAAGGTTGCTGAAGTAAATGATAAGGTTGCTGAAGTAAATGATAAGGTT